CAGAAGAAGGGTTTCACAAGAAAGACCATACCACCATCACAATGCCAAAGGACATTGATATCACAACTCCAGAAGGAGATTCTAAAGCAGGAAAGTTTGTAGAAGAACTTAGGGCTGCAAAGAAACGTGGTGATAAAATGAAACAAGCTGCAGAACATCAAGCTTGGGAAAATCGTAAAGCACAAATAGTCGTTGATAAGAAAGAAATTTAATAATGCTAAAGATTGGTAATGAAGTAAAGTTTGAAAATGAAGTTGGTGACATCTTCTCTGGTGAGCTCACCGAAGTGCTTTCAGACTCACATGATGATGTGAGATTGAAGAATGGTGAGGTGGAATATTGGTCTAAAAAGACTAAAAAGTATGTTCCAGTGAAAGAAAAACACGCAGATTCGGTGTTTTTTGAGATTAAAACCTCTACAGGAGTAGAGTATGCAACCGCAAAAGAGTTTTTCTAAAATATTTTTTGTCTAAATATCCTTTATGCTATTCAAGATAGTCGATACAGATAACCTAAAGGTGATATGTGATGGTCTTAATACGTATGAACAGGCATGGGAAGCACTAGGACAGATAATTCCTAATGCTAAACTGGCAATAGAAGAATATAAAAAACCAGTTACCGGCCTAGGTCGTGACCCAGACCTTCATTAATCATTATAAATAATCTCACACACTTGTGAGGTTCAAATGGTTGAAAAAAGTCACTTTATGGGACAAGACGGATTTGTATGGTTCGTTGGGGTTGTAGAAGACCGCAATGACCCATCTGCCTTGGGCAGAGTTCGTGTTCGTTGTTTAGGTTATCATACTTCTAGTGTAGTTGATTTACCTACAACGGATTTACCTTGGGCTCATGTCATGCATCCTGTCACTGATCCCTGTATGCATGGTATGGGCAACACTCCCTCTTTTCTTGTAGAGGGAAGTTATGTTGTCGGTTTCTTTCGTGATGTTGAGAAGCAACAACTCGTTATTATGGGTACACTGCCTGGCGTACCCGAAGAAGAAGCTGATCCATCAATAGGATTTAATGATCCAAGAGGCGCAAATGCCAAACAGGATTATTATAAAGGTGATCCTATTTACGGCCCATATCCTGTAGATGGTGATACTTATACTATGTCTTCTGGTCATGAAGTTGGTGAGTCAGATACAAATAGACTTGCACAAGGTAAATTATCCGAAACACATACCTCTCTAATCAATCGTAGAACAAATAGATTGAGTGGTGATTTTGCTATTCCTACCGCAACACAACCATTTCTTAAATCTGTTTCCGATGAAGCCGTGCAAGAAACAAGAGGTACTTTTGAGGAACCGCAACCAAAAGGAACATCATCTACAGCAAAACCATATATCTCTGCTGCTTACCCATATAACCACGTTTTTGAATCTGAGTCTGGTCATATACGAGAGATAGATGACAGCCCTGGCGGAGAGAGATTATTCACACAACATAAGTCTGGTACATTTGAAGAGATACATCCAGACGGTTCAAAGGTGGTCAAGATTATCGGTGACAACTATGAGATTGTTGCTGGTGGTTCAAATGTTTATATAGCTGGTGATGTGAATATCACAACCGAAGGAACTGTACGAGAATATATCAAAGGTGATTATCATTTAGAGGTAGAGGGAAACTACACACAGAAGATACATAAGAATTTAAGAACAAGAGTTGGAGCCGGAACTGCTGGTGGAAACCTTGAAGAAGAAATTATGGGTAATCATGCTTATAATATAAATGGATTTGTACGAGGTAATGTTGGCCCTCTTAGTGGTGCAGCAGGGCCAGGAGAAGGTGACGTTGATATCAATATAGTTGGAAGTGAAACTCATGTCATAGGTAATAACTTAACTTTACACGCATCAGCAGATACTCTTATAAGTGCTGGTAATGATATAATGATGACTGCATCAGTTAACATGAATGTTTTAACAACTTCTGGTATTATGTCAATCAAGTCAGGAAATGATATAGATATACGCTCTACAACAGCAATGCTTCTAAAATCAGAAACAACACAAACTCATACAGCAGGAACATCATTTACTGAGACTTCTGGAACAACATATGACAGCACTGCTGGAACTATATACACAATTAAGTCTGGTGGCGGTTCACCAACTGCAACAAATAAAGTTGATATTAACCCAACTAGTTAAGGATACACTATGCCGGAAGTAACAAGAGTAGGATTAGATAAACACGTAGGTCATGCAAGTCCTACACCGAATCCATTTCACCAAACCGTATACGCAACTGGTTCTGATAATGTATTTGTAAATAGTGCAAAGTGTACACGTATAGGAGATACTACTGGTTGTGGTGATCCTGCTACGGAAGGAAGCTCTACTGTATTTGTGAATAGTATTGCGGTACATCGTAAAGGTGATGCAACTGGTGGACATGGTAGTTGGGTGTCTAATAAATCAGCAAGTGGAAGTACAAATGTTATTGCTGGATAGGAGAATATAAATGGCAAACCCAGATTATGCAACATTGCTATCAAGCATAGCATCTGCAAGCGGTGCTGCCAAAACTGCACTAGAACTACAATGTTATGTTTTTGATGAAGAACTAAGTGATACAGAAAAGAATTTATTCAACTATGTGTTTGATGAATATTTAACATTTAATCCAGGCACAGATAGTGGAACATTTAAAAGTTTTGTCGGAGTTTATTTTAACGATAGTGGAGATAGTACATGACACTAACTAAGAGGTCAACAAAAGGTTCAGCACTTACCTATACTGAAATGGATGATAATTTAACACATTTAGATTTATACAAAACTGTGCAAAATATTAGTGGGCCAGGCGCAATTAGTGTGACAACAGGAGTCACATTGATTACAACAACTGGAACAGATGCTTATACATTAGCAGATGGTGTAGAAGGGCAAATTAAAATAATTTCAATGAAGGTAAAGGGTGGTGGTAATGGCACTGTTACTCCTGATAACTTTATAAATGGAACGAGTATATTATTTAACAATGTTGAGGACACTATAATACTGCTTTATCAATCTACTGGTTGGATACTAATAGCACGCCAAAATGCAACGGTGCAAGCATAAGTATATGATAAAAGACAGTAGAGTGTAATAGGAATAAGATATGGTAGACTTTACATCCCCAAATTTACAAGGAGCAAATACACAGTTTAATAATATTGTGTCAAAATTAAATGATACAAAAGCTTCTGCGTTGTCTAATTTACAAGCGGATGCTTCTACAGCGTCATCTGCACTTTCATCTCAACTAGCAGATGTAAATACTGAATTGAGATCACTAGTCCCTGAGCCAGTCGATATACCAAATGTAAATCTACAAGCACAACTACAAAGTCTAAGTGGATTGACGAATCCTTTACAGTCAGCAAATTTACTTGCAGATATAACTTCAAGTTTTGGTGATGCACTTACAGCCTCAGGATTTGATTTAAACTCACTTGTATCATCTGCTGCTAGTGTCTTTGGAACAGACACAAGTTTATCTAGTCTTATACCAAACTTTGAGGTTTTACCATCAGGAGATGTAATTCAAAAAGCATCTGCATCTTTACTACCCTCTATTGGCCCTGTTACAGAGGAAGCAGCAACCTTTGTTTCAAATACAAACTTTACTGCTGCAAAGACTGCTGCAGCAAATGCTGTATATCCAACTCTTGAGGAAGCGCCAACATCAGATACTAGTGTATTTAAAGTTGAAACTAAATCTAAGAAAATAACCCAAACACAGGGCGGTGTTGCAATAACTAAAGAGGTTACAACAGTAAGTCAATCAGTAAAAGTCACAGAGAGCGGCGGTGAGAGTACAGTTACAAGAAGTAACTACTCTCCTAAAGGAAAAGTTAATAGGGTTACACCACTTCTAGAACGCTTTAGTTGGAATGAAATAGGTCGTGGTACTGTTGTTATTACTGGTGGTCAAGATCAAGGTGATAAATTAGAACTTGCTTTAGTAGGACAACCAGCTAAAATTGTGAACGTCAGTGCTTATACTCAAGAGCCAGTGAAAACTGGTGTTAAAAGAAATGGTCAACCAAAGTATAGAAAGGCCTTTATGATATATGCCAAAGGAACAGATGTTTCATTTCAAAAAAACTATGAAGCTGACACTTGGGAATTAAATCAAACCACCGATGAAGCTGGTAATGATACGATAAATCTTATTATAAATCAAGACTTGAGGGTATATGACAGAGAAACCAAAAATGGAAAGGATACATATGCAATACAGGTTAGGTATAAAATATATGATGAGTATGATCCAACATATAAAATTACATCAGTATCAACATGATTATTATAATACGTATAAGTGAAAGTGAAAGGTCACTATAATGGCAAAGAAAAAATCAAGAGATAAACAAACAAGTAAAGGCGAACGTAGAAACGTAGCGAAGTGGTTATGTAAAGATATGCGAAAAGAAACCTCACAATTAAAAGAATATCAAAATAAATGGAAGGCATATTCAAAGGGTAAACGAGTTATGGTTACAATTACAAATCCTAATGGAAAGTCAGAAAGCAATAAACCATTTATTAGAGTAACCGCACAAGATGCTGGGTGGAAAAAACCAGATCGTTATCATATGAAAACTTAATCCTATCTGTTATAAATAGATAGAACAGGAGTCCATAATGTCGAATATTACTTCAAATGCAGCTTTAGGTGATGCACAATCTCAAAATGATATATCTAGAAATGTTCGTCAATATAGAGACTTGGATTTATTTTTTAGTAGAAAAAACGGTACAAATGATATAGAAAAAATAACAGATGTCGAAGCAGTGAAGAGGTCTATTCGTAATTTAGTATTAACTAACTTTTATGAGAAACCATTTCATCCAGAAATAGGTTCTGGTATAAGAGATATGTTATTTGAAAATATGACACCTATTACTGCTGTGGTTCTGGCAAGAAAAGTTGAAGATGT